TTCAAATCCCTCTCTGTCCGCCACGAGATACCTAAAATTCTTTGTTTCAAAGTCTTTTTAATAAAGTTTTAAAACCCTTCCTACCCGAAATCGACGAAATTTAATTATAAACTTCAATGTCTCGTTTAAACTCTTGCAGGTTTGCGTTAACGTAATTTACATATACGTCGTAGATCATCTTTGCGTTACTATGACCCATGAGAGCGGCAAGCTCCAAAGGAGTGATCAAATTTCGTCTTAGCATATTAGTAGCATAGGTATGGCGCATAGTGTAAGGACGACGATACCCGATGCCCAAATCTTTTAGTATTGGCCTCCAGCAAGTATCCAAAAATACGTTGCAGTCTCGGTAAGGCTCACCGTATTGGGTTTCAAGCAAATACTCATAGGTAAAATTTTGATATTTTTCAAATTTTACCTTAAGCAGATCGTGAAGTATATTTAAAATAGGCACCGATCTGACGCTTTTAATAGTTTTTGGACTACTCTCGCCAAATCTTGAGCGCGTAGCGTTAATCCTGATTATTCGATTAGTCATATCCACGTCGGTATTTTTTAAGGCTATGATCTCGCCGGTGCGCATACCCGTAAAAAACCCGATAGCTATAAAGAGTCTAAATTTAAACGGATATTTTTTAGCTTCTTCCAAAATCCGCACAACCTCGGTATTAGTAAAGGGCTCGATTCTGGGAGCGGTATAAATGAGCTTTTTAATATGAATTACGGGATTTTTATCTATTATTTCGTCTTGCAGTGCCAGATTAAAAATCCCGTTTAGACAATTTAAGTAGTTTTTCTTTGACTTAGGACCTACATCGTTTATATCGCTAAGCCAAGATCTCACCGCGCTAGGCTTTATATGGTTTATTTCTTGACCGAAAAAATAAGACAGCCTATTATTTACTATTCCCTCGTTTTTACAAAACGTCGAAAATTTCCAGTCGATACGGCCGAGTTTCAAATAAAGATCGGCATAATATTTAAAATTCATACTCTCTTAGCCCTCTCTCGATAAAATCCTCAAGGATCGGAACGTTTAGGTCGTGCTTTTCATTTTTCTTGGTAAATGAGCTAAGTCCTCTATCAAGCATCAAATTTTCAACGTAGGCTAGGTGTTGAATATTGCAATTTGCTTTATCTAGCTTGGAGTAATAGCTGTATAATTCGTAATTGCTCATATACGACGGGCTTTTTTTAATCTTGCCCTTGGCTTTTGCTACCTCTCTTCTAAACGCCTCGATCTCTCTGACGCACCGATTGATCGTTATATCTATAGACTCGGGACATTTGCTCGTTAAATTATATTCGGATTTTTGAGAACGAGGCGGCTTTTCTTTAATGTATACATTTACGACCTTATCGTTTATAGTATGCGTTAAAACATTATTCTCAAAAATAATGCGCTCATTTCTATCGGGCAAAAATATATGAATAAATTTATCTTTAAAATCCCACTCTAAAACGTTCTCGCCGTTGTTTTTAAAATTGCACAGATGATAAAAATCTCGCATCGAACTTATAAAATTTATACGCCTATAGACCCACAGGGGAACTTTAGTGCGGGACGTAATAAAACGTCTAATCTTGTGTTTTACGTACCAAGCCGCAAGCTCATCTAATTCCTGCGTTTCGTAAAGATTGATAAAAGTTTTTTGAACATACTTCATTACATAGCCAGTGGGGTTATCTATGCTCCACTGAAATCCGTTGATTTCGCCGTTTCTTGCCTGCTGAGGAGTAACGGCATCGATACGTAAATTTTGAGGAGCGTAAAAAAGATCCTTATAACACTCAAAAAGATACGCTATAGCGTAAGCAGGCAAATAAAACAAAGCATGAATATGAGGCACGCCGTCCTTTTTATGTGGCTCAAAACATCTTACGTAGCTTCGCTCAATATTTTTAAATTTCTTACAAAAACGCATAATAAGCAAATTCCACTGATGATTTAGAATTTGAGCCAAATCCCTTATTTCAAGAGTCTCGCCGTTTTTCATCCGCATTTTTATAATCTGAGGAATATACTTAAAATCGCGCGGCCCAAAACGCGAATAATCGCCTTTTAAAGCATCTCTAAAGCAACCGTTAAGCGTGATCGTAAGAAATACGGGAAGCTGATCATAAAGAAGCGAGAAAGAGGAGAGCGTATTCATCCTATTTGAAACCTCGGCGTAATATTTCTTGCTTAAATTTGCCGACATCGAACAGTCTAGCAAGGACTTAACCTCGCCTAACTGATTGACAAAAGAGACGTTAAGCATATATTCGCGCTGCGCCTTGATCTTTTCATTGGCACAAATTATATCAAAAGGCGAAATTCCAAACAATCCTAGACCCCTAAGCTTAAAAGTAAGAGATTTTTATTAAATTGACAAGGCGCCCTATTGTTCGCGTCCGCGCGGGGCGCGTCCGCTCACAAAACGGGCTTAGGGCGCCCGACTCGCATAGCCCGGTAACATTTTAGCGGGGGGAGCGAATCCGACATTTTTACTCGCGAGCTCGTAAAAATTCGGCTCCCCCTGCGACCCTGATATTCGCGGCGGCGCGGGAACCCTTTCTCCCGCACTACGCGCCGCGCTTTACGCAAATTTAGATCACAAAACTTGGATACTAAGGGTTACGACGCTGCTAAGTTCTTGCTCCTGCTCGATCGAAAACAAATACTTAAGCAAAAAAATATCTTTTAAGACGGGTATACCGTTACGCCGCGTCACCGAAGTAGTCTTATTGATTCCAGACAAAACCAAAGTATCGCCGCGCCTAAGAGTATATGAGCTCTTTAACTCCTTTTTGCTAGTCGTGGGCGTCAAAGAATTAGTGCTTAATATGTCCTCGATTATCAAATGCAGATCAAAATCCACCAAATCCCCGATAATTACAGGAGTTATCCAAATTTTCAATCCAACGTCCTTATACTCGTAAGAGTTCTGAGTAGTAGTCTGCGTACTTGTAGTTTGAGAATTTTGAACAAGGTAAGGGATATTTTCTACGCTACTAAAATATACTTCCGTGTGATTTTTAGCGGTCAAAAACGGACTAGACACGATTTTAGTGATACCGTTGCTTTCTAAAAAAGACAAGATTCCGTAATAATTATCCGACCTTTGAGACAAAATATTGGTATCGTTGGAATAAGGAGCGGTAATTAAATTTATGTAAAATTTAAAGTCCGGGCGAGAGATCCCGAGAATAGACTTTATATCAGTCCCTTTATCCTTAACATCCTTTAAATTGGTTTCAGAAATCACGAGCTTAAATTTTACCTGGTCTAAAGGATGATCGAAAAGATCGAGATATTTTACGACCTCGTTATAAATTTTATCGTCCGCTACGAAACTTACGGCATTGTCGGATTTTATATAAGTGGCATTTTTATCATACGTTTGCAGCAAAAACGACACCTCGTCCTTAACGTTGCTTTTAAGTCTTATATATCTAAGCTCCTCATTCCCAGACGTGCCATCGTTAGCCTCGGGTTTAGCATCGACGTAGTAAAATCCGTTGGACTCGAATAAATAAAGCCCTTTTACTTCGAGCATTTTTTTAAACAAGCCCAAAGAAATAGAATTTCTTTGCTCATCGTTATAAAAAAAGGTAAATTCGTAAGGATCTACGTCGTTTGATATCAAAATATCGACATTATTAGCAATACTGGCAAGATTAGCAAAATCGAAAAGATCAGTTTTTATCAGCTCGGCTTTTATCTGAACCGAACAAAGAAGAGCTAGAGCTAAAATCGTCTTTAACTTGTTTAACATGGGATACGCCTTTAAATTTATCTAAGATAGGTTTATCAAAAGCAAGAAATAAAGAGGAATACTCCCCCATCTTGGTTTGAAAGTAAAAATACTTGGGGGGATGAGACCTAATAAGAAATTGTAAATAAGACTCAGGAATAAAAGAGGCCTCGCCCTCGAGTCTGCAAATTTCCTTAATACAAATCAGCTTATAAAAATATTCGTTTAAATTTGCCTCTTCCTTGCTTACGGGTCTTTTGCGGGGATCGCTTGCGGGGACAAGTTGCCTAGACTGCTCGAGACCAGAAACAGACGCAATAGCTCCAGGTTCTTCGTCGCTAGTAAAGGTACTTAAAACGTAATAAATAGTCGCGCTTACGAAAACGAGCAAAAGAACGATAATTGCCACGTAGTATTTGACTATAGATTTGCCTTGGGAATCAGCGCCCGAATGATACAGATTAAACACTTCGCTATCAAAGGGGAGATTAACGTTAAAACTATTAACGCGATCGACTTGATTCATCTTGTACGAAGTGAAATAAGCATACTTAAATTTTTTAGAGAATAAACGCTTAGAGCTATCGATAGCGCGGTAAAATCTCTCGGCTACCCTTTTATACTCGTTATTTACCAGCGTAAGATCCTGGGTAATAAAATACATATCCTGGTGCAAATGGCGATGATAAGTCACCCACCACACCAGCACGGGATCTTCTTTAGCTTTAAAGAAATTATGAATCTCGTCCACTACGAAAAGCACATTATAAAGTCTCATGGGCTTAGCAAGCTCGATGAGCTCCGCGTCGCTTCGTTTCTCAACCTTATAAGCGGTATATAAACGCGACAAATCGATATATACCGCCTCAAAATCAAACCTTATCAATCTATCGTCGAGATCGAATTTAAACTCGTTTATATTAGTATAAGCGTAAAAATATTTATTATCTGGAGCTTTGGGTTTTAAAATTTTAGATAAAAAGCCTTTTTTAATAGGCTCTTTGCGAATAAACATGCTCCAGAGCTTATATACCGCAAAATACGTCTTACCACTTCCAGGGCTTCCCACGATATAAGTTATCATCTTACATCCTAGCAACCGAATAAGAAATCAAGGTTCGCTGTAAAGAATGAAGAACCTTAAGAGCAAGACGCATGGCAAAAATCGTAAAAATAGAAATAATAGGTACCGAAAACACATTATAAACATCGACAAAAGCATTCCAAACCCCAAAAGCCTTTATAACGTCCATTGCCCAGGTTAAAATCTCATCCCCGGTGCCCGAAGTCATTTTATTAATATAAGTTATCAAATAGTTAGTTTTTTCATAAACAAACAATAAAAGCTTTAAAACAGCAGCACCATAAGCAAATATTGCTAAAAGCAAAGCGGTATTAACTAGAACCATCTTGCCAAAAGTTATGGTCTTAAATACAAAACCTACAAATTTCTCCCATAACTCAAAACGAAAAAACCAGCCAAGAGCAGACAAAATAGCAGACATTTAAAAATCCTTTAAAACGCAAAAAGCAAAATTTTAACAATAAGTATCAAAAAACAGTAAAAGAAAAACGCGTAAAAAATATAATAAAACGCCCCGGAAACCGTAGAAGCTACTTTGCAAAAATCAAATTCTATAGAGGAAGCATAACCGAAAAACTCTATATCATATTTTTTTACGCAAGTGGTGGGCTTGCTTTGCTTATCGATACTAGCTAAGCCATTACCCTGAATATTATTTATAAACTGATCAACTCCGTTTTTAAAACCGTCTAAATCTTTTACGACTCCATCCAAAGCACTCTTATACTGACTCTTAAAATTATCCATATCATTTTTTAAACCAGAATAATCAAAATCCCTCTCGTTAAATTTGGCGTTTCCGTCTTTGTCTTTATCGCCGCCGCCGTTTCCTCCGCCAGATCCTCCGCCGGGGTTTGGATTAGGATTAGGTTTATCCCCGGGATTATCTCCGGTGCCGGGATTTGGATTAGGTTTGTCTTCCTTACCTCCGCCGTTTCCTCCGCCTCCGCCTCCATTACCGCCGCCAGATCCTCCGCCGCTATCTCCGCCCGGATTTCCTCCGCCACCGCCGTTATCTCCGCCAGGGTTAGGTTTATCTCCGGGATTTGGATTATCGGGCTTTGTATTATTGTTGTCAGAATCAGGAGTGCCAGGAACTTTATACCAAAACTGGGAACCGTTCTCGCAAGAAGCTAAGCGAAAATCACCCTTTTTAAGTTCAACGGAGCTTACAGGAGGTTTCGAACCTATGAAATTACAATAACATTTTTTTACACCGTAGGAATCTTTTTCGCCGCTACAATCGGCGCAAGATCCATTCGTAAAACCCCATTTGTTTTTATCGGGATCTGAACAATCAACAAAACACTTGCCGGACTCATCATCCCAACTTTGACCGGATGGACAAGTAGCGCATCGAGAGTATTTTTTAGAAAAAGTTTCGTTTTTAGAAGAATCACAAGTGGCTTTATACTCTATATACCATTGATTGAAATACGAAAAAGTCTCGTCTGAACCGCTGGAAAGACCGGAGCCGCAAGTTTGAACATAATTACCATCAACCCAACACTTGATTTTAGCTTGCTCAAACTCGCTGGAATAATACTGAAGAATAAAAATATTTCTATTTGCGGCATAATCATAAAGATTATAGCCGAAGCCAGTCTTGTGGCGTAAATTAAAAATAAAATCTCCTTTTTGGGATACAAGGTAATATTTATTATCTATTCTAAAAAACTCGTCACCGTATTCATTAGAACCAATATATGAAATATTGTCCATATTGGAGTTTAGAAGAGTAGTTGAATAATCAGACTTATAAGGAAAGCCCCAATCCTTGCCGCGATTATAACCGCGATAAGGATCATTTAACAATTCGCTAAAACTTTTTCCATCGTCATTAATAAGAGCAGAAGATAAATTTAGGCAAAAGGAAGATACTAAAAATAAGAATTTTAATAAACCCCTCATAAGAAAACCTCATTTAATCAACTTCTTAGCTAAAAGAGATATACAAAGCATAAAAGGCAAGCTGATGATCAAAAACCAAACGCCGATACTGGCAAAATAATCAAAAGAAGCTACGCCTGTAATAGTAAACATATCAAACCCTTAGCAAAAAAGTTAAATTTTATTAATCAACAAAACAAAAATCAGGTTAAGCAAAAAACCTACTAAAATACCCGATAAAGCCATCAAAAAATGATATTGCTCGGCAGAAAGTCCCAAATCAATCATTTGCAGCCTTTCTTAAAACATCGAGAACTAACGACAAAACATAATAAACCAAAAGAGCCGAAAATGCGGGAACGAATAAAGAAGTTAGAAATTTAACCAACCTAGAAATCTCTATAAATTCATACATCATCGGCTCCTTACAACTATTTCAAAACGACTAGCTAGCTTTTCTAATCATTCTAAAACAAATACTAATAGCCGCAATAGTAGCAAGCGCACCAAAAACAGCGGCACCGACGGCATAAACGTTCGTTAAGTTAAACGTTCCCGTAACTGTTCCGTCAGAACCCATAGTGATATCAGCCGCAACAGCGTTTACAGCACCTAAACCAAGACCGACAAAAGCCAAAACCTTAGACTTTAGCCCTGAGAAGAGTTTTTTAAACATCTCTCATCCTTTCAAGTAAATTTTAGTAGCTACTTGAGAAAACGCTCCTCAAAAAACGCTTACTCAAGTAGCCGGAAGATCCGGCTATTTTTAAGAAAATAGACTCGGCTCAAGCTGAATATCAAGCTTGAAACCTCGAGAATCTATGAAATACATCAAATTTTTCACTTGCTGCTTAATGTCGCATATATCATCGACATAGCTATCAAATTTGCCCGTTCCATCGTCGAAACTTCGAAATTCTTTTTCAGTTTCTTCAAAATCGCGATAAAATTTTTCAAAGAGTACGATAAATCTATCAGCATTGTAAGACTTTTTCATCTTACGCCCCCTTGACCGCTTTATCGGACTTATCGACTTTATTCAGTAAGAAATTTTCATAAGGATCAACGATGGTAACAACGCCCTTACTATCGGCGGGAGTTCCCAAAAACGAAACGAGGGCTTTGTCGTCAAATTTTTTCTGGAAAAATCTAGCGACGTCGCCGGCGGTAATGTCGCTAGGACAAGAAATTTTAAATACGATCTCTTGCTTAACGATATTCGTGAATTGAGTTTTTTCATTCTCGACTTCAAAAGTCTGAGAGCAAGTGATACGGACGGAAGGGCCGTAAGGTCTACCCTCGACAACGCCTGCGGATATAGCGCGAATATCGCCTTTTTTAACCTGATAAGTCACCAAAATGTCAGAATCGACTAATTTCATGATACGCCTTTGAAATGAATTAGGATACTAAAATCACCCCGTGCAAAGACGTATCCGAGCCAAAACACGGGGGAACAGTTTAACGCCATATTCAGGGCGTTAGATTAACAAATTTGATATAATTCAAATAATTAAACATATTTGTTAATCTCTGTAAAATAATTATACAAATATGAAACTTAAATTTATGTTAAATAATTAAACAAATTTGGCATAAATTTTACAAGGATTTTACATTGATAAAAAAAGACGAATTAGCAAAATTAATCAACGTAAGTAGAGTAACACTCTACAACTGGGAAAAAACCAAGCCAGAATTAATGAAAATGATTGAGGGATATTACAAATTTACACAGGGCGAGGGAGAAGAAAACGAACTGCTAAAATATTACAATAGACTAGATCCAAAAAGACAAGAATTATACTTCACAAAGATCAAACTCGAAGTACTTGAAAAAGAAGCGGAAAAGGAAACAAAATAATGCAGGCAATACAAAACACGTGGTCATGCTTAGGAACATGGGGGCTATTATTTATTATATTCATAGGACTTATATTTATAATAGGATTTTTCGCAGGGCCAAGAGCGGCGGCAATAGAAATAGCAAAAAAAGAAATATTCAACAAAAAACACAAAGAGGAAATTTTTAAAGAGTTGGATAACTTCACAGACGACGAAAGAGAAAAACTATTATTTCTTATACGAGAAAAAATCAAAGAAAAAAAGAAAGAGGTTAAAGCATATTTCAACGATAAATCATAAATTCAAATCCCCATCAGGGATTTGAACCCTAGAGTATTCAAATCCCTCTCTGTCCGCCAC